TCGGGTCGGGGCATCCGTTGTATGGCTTGTCTTGGCTCATCGCTGTAATAGGGGTCGTTTTTCATTTGTCCAAGCACATCGTCTTTAGCCTCCGCTCGGATGTCTCTCAATGTTTCTTTTTGATGGAGTTTTATGTAATCCTCATAAGGTATCCCCATCTCGCGCGCCGCGCGTCGGTATATCTCATTTCTTGGTAAAAACTGCGGCCCATCGCCGCCTCGTCTTTCGTCTCTATATACGGGGTGATTGCCCTCTCGCAACGCTTCTATTGTGCGAGCCGCACCATGCTCGCGGTCGCCATCACCACCGTAAAAACCGCGACCAACAGGGTCCACATTCCTCGCGAGGTTTGCATAATTCATCGCCGCGGGAGGAACAGATTGTCCTTTGCTATCACGCATCATCGGATTCGCCTTCAACAATCGCCACGCTTCATTCATCGGATTCATACTATCACAACACCGTCATCACTTCTGTGTAGCGCGGTAGGGCCTCCGCCACCTGCGCTTTGAACAATTGATACTTACTACCTAAGTCTACATTCTGCGTTCCTTCGGGCAACAGCACGCTACGGTCATCGGACAGAATCAAATCCATCGCGACCAACTTCGTGCAGATGTCCTCAATGGCTTTCTCCACATACCGCTCTCCGTAGACATAGGACACCTTGACGGCGTTCCATGAGAAGTAAGGGTAGGAGTTGTTGAAGTAAATCACACCCATGTCATAGTCAGCCCACCAATCGCGAAGACGAGCCTCGTCACCTGTGGTCGTGCCGACATAATCAATTTTGAACTTCTTTTGATTCAGCGTTGCATCGGCAACTGCCGCCGCGCTAATGTCGCCTACAAGGTCGGTCACGCCGTTGAGCGTTGTGCCGCTGATGCTGGTGTAGTAGCCGTAAGTGCTTCCTATGTTGATGATGCCGTAGGGAGCCAATCCCGACACGCTATTGACGACGATGGTGGTTGCAGTGGATGACACCACCTTCACATCGGTGCTGGTTGCACCAGTGAAGGTCACGCCCGATGATGTGCATGCATAGGTGGCGTTCTCGCCAGCCTCGCCACGACGCATAGAGGTGATTTTGAGTTGACCGCCACCGTAGTCAGCGTTTGCAGAAGCCATGAACTCGTGATGCACATTTGCGGTGGTTGTGCCGTCAGTCTCGGTGATGTCTTCAAACTCAAACGACGGGCTAAACAGCGTGGCTGATTTACCTTTGCGCGCATCCTTATTGATGAGGTCAGCGAGTTGTTGAGCGGTGCTGATATTATCAAACTGCGCGCGAAACTTAGATGTCCCCTCACCAACCGTCAGCGTCGCCACACCGCCACCACCGGGGCATAGGAAGACCTTATCGGTATCAGCCGTCAGTTGCGTGAAGTCGGTGATTTTGAGGCGGATTTCAGCCGCCGCAATTTCGCGATAGTCAGCACCCTGCCAAATCTCAAGACGGAGAATCTGTTGCGCGTTGCGGAACATTAGCGGGACAGAACCCACATAGTCGGTGTAGTAGCGGCGACGGTAGGGCTTGTAGGTGTCAAAGTTGAGGTATTCAGCCGTCTGCAACATAGGTCGCCATGCGTTATTCGTGAGGTTGTCAATTTTGTCTTGGGTGCGGAGGATGAGTGTTTCAACCTGCGCTTTCGTGACCCCTTTGCGTTTGCCGTTGGTGAACGATTGAAGGTTTTGAATCTGCGCGTTGTCAGTCGTGGTGTAGTCTCCCGTCAAAGCCCCTGTGAAAGAAAGACGAACAGTGCCGGAAGCACGAGCCACGCTTGTGATAACTCGTGCCTCACCCGTTTCGGTATCGCTGGTAATTTCAATCGTATCACCTACTTCAAAGCCAACCAATCGGTAGTCTGCGGGGGAAATGTCAACATGGGTAGAGCCGTCTTCTGCGGCCAAGTAAACAGGGTCGGGGAACGGGATTTGTAGGATGTCAGCAACCTTTTGCGCGGAGGTGTAGTAGAGCCTATCGGGGAAGAGGGGACGACCTTCGCGCTCACCTGTTTGGAATACCGTCGGCATCAGTCTCCCCTCTCTCGCAGTCTGTCAAGTCTTTGCACCATTTTTTTTCCGATTCCCTTTGGGTAATGTCCGTATTGTTGATAAAATTGTTCGGTCATTTCTCTCGCTTCTTTGAGTCTTCTACCCTCTTTCAACATAGCGCGTATTCGTTGTGCATGTTCTTCTTGTTGTCGTTTCGCGTCAAGTTGTTGTTGATACGATAGGGCCTGTGGCGTCATTGTTGGCTTCTGCATAGAAGCCTGTGCGCGAACTTTTTCTTCTTGTTCTTGCATTGCACGCATCTGTGCGGCGGCTTCACCAAAACCAGCGGCCTCCATTTCTTCGGGCGTCATTTTAAGCAAACGCCAAGCCTTCTCAAACGGACTCATCAAATCACCTCTTCGGTCTTTGCAAGGTTGTAGTGCATTGGTTTCTTACACGCGCCGCATCGCTCAAGGTAGCAAAAGTGGAGCATGCCGCAGAAGCGGCAACGCGTGCCGGAACCGATGTTCACGATGTCGCGGATGTTGCGCGTCTTCATGTTTTGACGCTTGACAACACCCTTCAACTTGTCGCGCTCGTCGGTCTTAACCATTGACTCTTCGGCCTTACGCCAGCCCTGTTTCTCAAGGCGTTGCAGTTCACTCAAGTCCATGTCGCTCACCTCACGAGGTGACGACTACGACATAGAGGTTGCCCTGCATGGTGTAAGAGGTGATACCCTCAACCGTCTTTCCGCTGGTGTAGTCGTCAAGAACCTTCTGCACGCCACCGGCCACAGTCGCGCCTGTCTCGCACCCTTCGTTGGGTGTGAACTCAAACACTTTTGTGTCGGACAAGGTGAATCACCTCATCGCTTGCCAATCGCGAAAAGACGACCACCCGCGGCAACGCCGGGGTCGGTGAAGTTGACCGTGGTTCCCGAAATGGTTGAGCCGCCGGGTGCGCCAACGCCGCTAAGAGGGTTCACCTGCGCCATGAGTATTTCGGTCATGAAGGCCGAAAGGTCTGCGCTGGTGTCGCCGTTCGCAACGGTTCCGGTAATCACAATCAAGTCGCCCAAAGTGTGGGGTCGGTTATCGCTTACAAATGCCATATCATTCATCTCCTGTTGGTTCTGCTTCTTCTGCCTCGTTCATAGAGTCTTCGGTGGGGTTAAGGTGCGCGTCAACTGCCGCGAGCAACTTTTTCTTGGTGGACAGGGAAGAGGATTCAATCCCCTTCTCTTCCATCCACGCGAGAATGTCACCTTTTGTCCAACCCATGTCGGGGATACCGTCGTTGCCTGTGTCCACGGTCGCGGCTTCATAGGTGAAGCCTTCAATGAGGAAATCTTTGTTGTCCTCAAAGGATGACCTGTAAGACTCAAGCCACTCCGCGCTAACTTCGCGAGGTTGACCCCAAATCCACCAGCCCAAAGAACCTAAATTGGCCCCCGTTCTGCGAGGGCCGCGGTAGGTAATCGTAGGCAGAAGAACCACCTCAGCGAACGAGCAAAAGCAAGGTCACGGATTCGGTCGTTCCCGAAGTGTTCTTGAGAACAAGTGGTGTTCGGTAGTGAAGAGCCGCGTCGTCATTGACTTGAACCGTAGCGTTCGCTTCAAGTGTGATACTCGTAGCGGTCAAAGACTTGATGGTTCCAACGATAGCACCTTCTGCATTGAGCAAGTAGTCGCCAACCGAAAAGTTGGTCAGCGCACTTGTTCCATCAACAGCAGTAGTGGCTTCACTTGTCAAAAAGTGCGCCGCATCGTTGATGAGCGTTCCCGAAGCCGCGTGTTGTGAAAGACCCGGAGCGGCGTTGCTTTCAGCCCATTGACAGGACGCGTGCATGATTTCGGAGCATTCACCCGAAAGAGTCAGCGTTTCGTCGTTAGCCATCGTGCTAACATGAACAACCAGCAAGCGCGGGTTGTAGATGTTGTCGCCGTCGGTCTGTCGTGGTTGAAACGAGTCAAGCGCGCCGGGATAGGATGAGCCGAGCCAAGTAGTTTCGTCTTGGTCAACGCCACCTTGTAGCGGCATGTCCAAAAGAACATCAATTGCCGCAGAACTGCTGGTCGTGTAAGTAATTCCCCTGTGTGTTTTCGTAGCCATTTTTCATCATCTCCTTCATTGTAGGTTGCGAATACTCCCGCTTGCGCCAAAGAACGAACACCAAAGTTCGCCCATCGTTCGGTAAAGCCCCTCTTGTCCAAGACGGTTAATCGCGAATGGGTCGCCCGTTTCAATACCGCTTTCGTAGTATTGCGTTGGGATTGCAGTTTGGAACCACAGGTAGTCCGTGTCCAAGTAGTAGATGCGCGACAGAGAACCGCTGGCGGTTGCCGTGTCATCGGGCATGTCCTTCGTTGGAATCATAGGCACGCCGTTGTAGGTCGCGACAATGAATCCAGCCTCAAGACCCGGCACACCCTTCACACCGTTGAAAGTGGGGGTCACGCGCTTGGAGTCCATGAAGCGTTGTTGGGATTGGAGCAATTGCTGGACACGCATCAAAGTGTCGTAACCCGTCAGCATGACCTTCGGGTTACCACCACGGGTCCAAAGTTGCTGGAACAATCCGTCCATTTGGTTGAGGGACAGGTTGCGGTTGGTCGCGGCGGTTGAAGCGTCGCCTCCAACATCCACTTCCGCGCTGTGGAAAGCGGCGGAACCATCGCGAGTGATGGAATACATGTCGTGGTCGGTCAAAAGGTCAACACCTGTTTGAGTGGTGGTCATCACGGCAGGGTC